TATTACATGTTACAGGCAGAGAAAACTTGATAGAAGTTCTTATCAAAGAAGAAAGTCGTAACACTTATATAGTCTCGCACGGTTGGACACACCCTCTGCTAGACAAAGTAGAGGTCGTTAAGACCAATAATGTGAGTAACTTAGAATGGTAGATAGTAGAGCAAAAGGTGCGCGTGGAGAGTATATGGTACGAGATATGCTTAGAGACGTAACAGGTTTAAAGTTTGAAAGAATCCCAATGTCGGGCGCACTAGAGTACCTAAAAGGTGATTTATACGTCCCTAATCGCCACAACAGGTTTTGTATTGAAGTAAAAAACTATGCGGAGTCTCCACTTACCGACAAAATATTTACTCAAGATAAAACAAACAACTTAATCCAGTGGTGGAGAAAGATTAAAATACAAGCAAAAGGAGGCGATCAAGAACCTCTGTTGTTTTTTAGATATAATAGGTCTAAAGTCTTTGTAGTTTGTGAGCACGAACCTAAAGTATTAAATAAATATATGTATATACGCTGGTTAGAATGTTACGTAATGTTAGCAGACGACTGGCTCAAAATAGAAACCCCGGAGTTTATAAAAAATGGCTAAAACGTTTAGTAACATGACAGAACGAGACGAAAATGACGTTCTAATAGTAGACGCATTGAATCTTGCGTTTCGCTGGAAGCATAGTGGAGCCACCCAGTTTGTAGATCAGTATGCAGATACTGTGCTTTCTTTAGCTAACTCGTACAAATGCGGTAAAATCATACTAGCAAATGATTATGGCGGTTCTGAGTACAGACAGGCTATCTACCCTGCAT